ATCTTATGCATTAGCTTTATTTCACCAATGTTTCTTGGCAAAGCAATATCTACTTCTACGTTTTTAACGTGATGTATGTAGCATTGTATAGTAGCTATGAATTGGCCGTATGTCATTTAATAAACAAAGTAATTACCCTTGTTTTTATTTTCTAATTGGTAGGTAACGCAATAACGTAATGGGTCAAGTAAATGGTTGTGCGCATCTTGTGGAGTTTTAGATTTCTTTTCTAACCAACAGTAGTTATTTAGTTCCCTGATTAAATTAATAGATTCAGGTGATACTATCAAATCGTAATCTTGTAAAATGCTAATACCATACGTTACTGAATCAGGCCCTTTAACTGCGGGTACAATATTTAAACCTAATGTTTGTAGTTCACTAATTAATCTTGGTTCTGCTGAATCAGCAACTATTAACGCATCGTTTGCGTGCTGCTTGTTTAAACTGTATATCTGAGACGTTGTTAAACCTTTTAAGTAAAACCTTTCATTGATATAAATACGTTTGTTAGATGTGTCTATATTACATTCTAATAGTGTTGATTCATCTGCTGCAAATCCGTAATCTTGACCAAAGATAGATTTACCTATTTGTTTGTATTCGCCTATTGTCCAATTAGTAAATATAACTCCTTCTGCTTTGTCTAACCAACCACCTAATATTTGATGTTTATACTTTTCTGGTCTACGCTTTTTTATGTTTTCTACTTGACTTATGAAAGACTCAGATAGATTTTCTATGTTATCTAAGTATGTAGTGTGTATGTATGTAGTATCACCTTTTATTAAATTGCTTCCTGCTTGTACTCCTTTATCTTCAAAGAACTTTTTATAAATGAAGTGTTCTTTTGTTGCAGGATTTAATACTAATAAAACTCTATTGTGTATTCCTTTTGTTCTTATACTAAAATCAATCTTTTCAAATGTTTCTTCATCTGTTAGTTCTTCTGCTTCATCTAATACCCAAGTAGTAACTCCAGCTAATGATTTTAAAGATGCTGTTTGTACACCACTACTTGTCTTGATACCCTTAAATAGAATCTTAGACCCTGTTTTAAGATTTACTATTTCATCCTTAGTTATATAAAAATCGTTGCTTAGATTAGCCCTATCAATCTTGTCTATAAACTCTGGTATAATAGAAATGTTTGCTGATGTTAAAGTATATCTTGTAAATAATATAACGTGTCCTGATTCATAAGTAAGTAATAATAGAAATGAGTTCAAAGAATATGATTTCCCTGAACCCCTTCCACCTGTTATTACAAAGTATCTACTATCTGAACCAAGTAAATTATATTTCTGATTTATTGCTATTCCCAACTTTGAAGATGTCTTTTATATTAAAATCATTTACGTTGTGTGTAGCTTCTATAATTTCTTTTGGTTTGCCGAATATGTGTTCAGCTATAAACAACTGCCCACGTTGTGAATCCATCAAAGTAGTTTTAACAAATTCAATCTTTGTTTCTTCTTCAGTTTCTTTATTGTAAAGTTCACCTAATGCTTTTAGAAAAATGTTGTTTACTTTTTCTTCTTCTACTTTTGATTTACGGCCTGCGTTTTTATTACCACCGTTAAATTTTCTTCTATCTTCCATATCAAATAAGTAATTATTAATGAAATAAAAATAATCTATTTTACTTTTTGTTTCTATCGTTATAATTAATTAAGTAATACCATAACCAAATTAGTTTTGGCCTTATAAATTCGTACATCAGTAATATGAATAAGTATATCATAATTCATCTTTTAAGTAATGTTTAATTTCTATATAAATTTGAAACACAAATATAAGTAAAGCTAATATAAAACCTATAGCTACGCAACTAACTATTATTGCAATTAAAATATCAATATATTCGTTCATATTATTTATTGTAAAGTTGTTTAAGTTCTTTTCCTATTTCTATCCATTCTGGATAACCTTGTTTTATGTAACCACTTACTACAAATCGTAAATAGTCTTTAGTGTATTTCTTATGTAGTAGTTCTGCTCTTTCTTTTGATGTACTCATATCTTTCTTTTGCTATTTATATCTACTAATTGGTTTAATCTAAACAAAAACAATTCGTGGTGTTCTGTGCCTTCAAATCTATGCAATAATATTTTAATATTTTGTATTGTTGCTTGCTCATCCAATAGTAACTGTTTCTTTAATCTTTCATTCTCTATTTGCAAATCTATTAATTCGCCTTGTAAGCGGTTAATTTGTTTGCGCAGTAAATCTATGTCAGTTGAATCTATTTGTTTGTCAAACATCTTTAAAATGCGTTCCTTGTACTTATTTAGTGTTGGGTTGTATCTTACAAGCATATCCCATTGATTTAAACCGTGTATAACTGTAGCGTGATTCTTATTTACTGATTTACCTATTTGTTTTAAAGTTGTTTTAGGTGTTATTTCTTTTATTAGTGTGTAATATAAACTACGTGCTTCTACCTGCTCACGTGTACGTGTAGTATCATCTACATTTATGTTAGTTTGTTGTAATACTAATTCTTTTATTTTATCGTTTATTTCCATTTTAATTTCTTTGTTTTTATTTCTTGCTTTTTTGCTTCATCAAATAAGATGTGAAATCTAATTACTTCTACTGCTAAATGTACACCCTGACAAACTTCAAATAGTTGTAAATCTTCGTAGTGTTTTATAACTTCACGTAGTTCTTCTAAACTCATTCCTTGTTCGTATTCGTATATCGCAAGGTTATAATGTTCAGCAGTAATTTCTTTCATTAATCTTTTTTAAATGTTCCGTTTTCCATTTTGCCAGTGCGTTTAGAAATAACATTATAAGCAGACAAAATACAGTCTTCAATATTATAACCAGCTAACTTAGATAAATTAGTCAACACAACTACACAATCTCCAATAGCATCTATAATCTCTTCTTTATCATTAGTTAATAATGCTTTAGCTAATTCACCAGCTTCTTCTTGTAATTTAATGTACTGAGTTTTAACATCGCCTTTTTCAAATATACCTTTATTAGATGCCCATTCTCTTATGTTCTTAAATATATCTAATTCATTTGTTTTACTTGAATTCACGTAATTCAATAAAGCTTGTATATAAACAAATCTTTCTTTATTTCGATGTGATTCACTATTGTTATTTAATATCCATTCTATTGTTTGATCATTTAATTCAATATGAGTTCCATCAAGTAACTCTATTATTTGTGGAAATTTATATCCAATAAACTTACTATCATTAGTATTTCTAAATGTAATTGTTCTTTCAGTGATGTGTAGCATTTTTTTTTGTGTTAATTTTAAATATGAATTTTTATCTAATTTGTATTTGAATATGTTTTGATAATATAACTCAGCTATTGAAGCATTTAATATATCTCTAGTTTTATATAATACTTCGTAGTCTTTAAATCCTTGAACTAATTCAACTCTTTTTTTTAAATCAGTAGTGCAACCTACTTTTACTCCTTTTATATGGTAAATATAATAGTACATGACTAAGCTTTTTTACCACACATAGGATAAACATAAGAAACATACTTAGTTCCTTTTTTTATGACTTTATTATTCTTAAATTTAATATCATCAGTAGCTATACTTTCTATTCTACTATAATAACCGATAGTATCTCTATCATTTTCAATAATACTTATACTACCAATATATTTATTATCAACATGATATTCTATAAAAAATCCTAAATCTTCGAATACTTGTGCCATTTTTATTTATTTTATCTTACAAATATACTAATTATTATATACTTATTTACAAGTTATTTACATTTTAACATAAGTTTAACACTTTTGTTTGTCATAATGTCTTTCATATATATGTAAATTTTGAGCATAGTGTGTATAAAAACCTTGTTGAACATTTAAAGATTTACTTACTAATTCATGCAATTTTAAAAATGTATAAGCATCATTGCAAAAACCAAACCATAAATCATTACTTCTCATTAAAACAGTCATATGAAGTTTATCTGAATCAGGTGTAAAGTAAAACTGAATTGACAATGTGCAAGGAGTATCTTTAGAATACTCTGAGTGTTCTTTACCATCGTAGATAGATATCAATGCACGACGAGAATATTTATCCCTCTTAAGTTCTTTAATTACATATTCTAATTGATTGTTTCTACTCCATTGCCAACCATAGTTTGAATTAACATAACCACGTTCATCCATGTGATTGTACCAAATTTTAGCTACTTTAGCTATTTCAACAGCGCTTCTATCTTTACTTAAATACCATTCCCATTCTTTCTCAGCATAATCTAACTTAAAATTTCTAAAATTAGATTTAACTATTTTTTGAGATGTATCTAATATAGTAAACATTTGATTGTATAATGCTTTTGTTCCTGTTTCTTTTTGAGGTACTTGACTATCTATTTTTTCGTAATAGTATTCAAAAGCTTCTGTTATTGTATTGAATTGCCACATATATTTTCTTTTCTAATTGGATATTTGTATTTGTTATCTGTGAACCAATATATTAATTCACCTTCTTTTTCTATTATTTCATAAAGTCTACAATGTAAAATCTCACCAGCAAACTTAAAATAGTAAAAATTGTTCTTTAATAGTTCCATTTGTTTGTATGTTTAATTCGTAATTGCCTTGTTCAAATATTCTTTTTAATTCTAATTGTTGTAAATCAATTAATTCTTTTGAATATAAACTACATAATTTTTTAATATCATTTGTATTTTTAACATACAAAACATTTTTAAGAACTTCATTTTTAATTAATTCTTTATTAGGATCATAGTCTATATCTATAGCACATAAAGTACTTGACGCTAATGTTTCATACAATCTAAATGTAGCTATATTGTTTTCATGTTCTTTGTCTCCAATAATCAAACTACAAATGCTTTTATCAATAACTGATTTTAATTCATTATGAGATACTTTATTCATAAAAGTTGAATCAATTTTGTTTGTCTTATATCCAACTAACAAATTTCTTTTAGAACTTTCAACAAACTTGTTTATTTTCTTTTCTCTATGACTTCCTCTTTTATCTCCATAATAAATCAAATCAAATTCTTTGTTTTCTAAATCTATAAAACTAGAATACTTAGTGTCATTTTTAAAAATGTAAGTAAAAAAATCTAAGTTCATTATTTTTCTATTTTCATTTTCATTAAAGAACTTATTCAAATATTTCCCTTGAAAACAAAAAGTAGCGTTTTCAAATATATAATTCCAATGATCAATATATTCTTCACACAATCCAAATCTATTAAAAACTACCTCAGCTGGATTTTGAGGTTTAATTCTAGGATCGTTAACTAACACATAAAAATTCTTATGTTTTAAATTACCAATGTTTTTCATAAACTTTACAATGTATTCATCTAAAACTCCACCAAAAAAATTTATTGGTGCTAATTGTAAAAATATATTTTCAGTTGAATCTAAATTTGTAGTTATATCCTTAAAGAATGTAATGTCTTTATTTGTTCTTCCTTTTTTTCCAATTATATCTAAATCTAAATTATTTTCAATAAACAATTTCTTAAGATATACTATTTCTAAACCTCTATGGTTATTTAAACTATACTGAGGATTCGATAATGATGTTACTATATTCATACTATTTATTATTATAATTATTTAAACTACCTAAATAAGCTACTGCATCAAGTAGATTATCTTCTTTATGATTATAAGACTGTCTAGATAACTTTAAAGCCACAAGGCATAGATACATATCACCAGCTGTTATATTTTTACCCGTGCAACCTGAAGCTATCATAGCTGCTCTTTCCATACCTTCTTCAAAAGGTCCATACATACGTTCTTTTTCTTCAGAACGTAAATTAATAATTCTGTTTGCTTCTTCTAAAATGTTCATTGTTTAATAATTTAATTTGTTCTTAATTTTAACAAGTTATAGCATTCAATATAACGTTGTTTTGCTTTTCCTTTGTGTAATTTTTTAAATAATTCGTAAACCTTTTTAGTATATGAGTAACTTGATTTGCAATTAACAAATAGCTTTTCAGCGTATTTTTTACCATAACCTTTACAATATTGTACGTTGTCTGCTCCATCACCAATGATCATTTGCTCGTAAAAATTATAAATAGCTTGATCTTCAGAAATGTCATATACGCATTTATGGTTATAATGATAATTATAAATCAAAGCAGGGAATTGCTTATAATCCTTGTCTAAAGAAATGATCATAACGTTTTCCCTACCATGTTCATTAGATAATTTATACCAATACCTAGCAACCATATCATCAGTCTCAACACCATAACCTATTATTGAATTATAATTATTTTTCACGAAATCATGCATTTCATTTAATAAAGGTGGCAATTCAGAATTAATTCTATTAGCTTTATATTTTGGAGATATATATTTTCTAAAATTACCTTTTGATCCTGAAAAAACTAATACTTCATTTATTTCATATAACTCTTCTAAATGATTTATAATGCTCATAAATCCCTCGTCAAATTTATGTATAGATTCTTCTATATTGGTATAAAATTTATCACCAGGATTATCTTCTTGTCTTTTCAAACAACTAGCAAATATTAAGCTATCAGCATCAAATAATAATATCATTGTCTTATTTTTAATTGATTTAAATCATCCATTGTTTCATCGTAGTTCAATACTTGTTTAATTTCTTCAAAGTAGGCATATTCTATTTGCCATAAAGATTCTAATTCAGTTTTAATTTTAGTTAGTTTGTTAAAACTAAATGAATCTCGTGTTGTACTTGCTAAATCAGTTAGCAGTTGTAGTTCGTTTAAAATTTCTGTTTTTGTCATTGTTATTTGTTTTTAAATTATAAGCAAATATAAACAAGTTGTTAATATAAAATACATTTTAACAAAACTTTAACATTTAAAAAAAAGGTAGCTAATTGCTACCCTTATCTCTTAATTGTTGTTGTAAAATTCTAATTTTATCATTTAGCTTTTCATCATTGCCACCTTTTAAATATAGTTGTTCTCGTTTCTTAAGTAGCTGCGTTAATTTAAATTCTAATTCTAATTTTTCAAATACTATTTGTTCAGTTCTATCCATTTTGCTTGTTCTTTTCTAGCATGTGTTAATTCTCTTTCTAAATAATCTATTGCTTTTTCTAAGTCTTTTATTTGGTTATCTTTCTTTCTTGCACGTGCTACATATTTAATCACGTTACCTTCATTAAAGTTTAAATCATAATCTTTTACAAAATCTATTACATCGTAACTTTTGTTGTTATCGTAGTGAAGTGGTGTCATTTTTTAAATCTTTTTGAGTGTTGTGTGTAAAGTTCCATTATCTTTTTGTCAGCTTCAAATTGGCTAAATTCTTTTCTAACCTTATTTTCTTCTAAATAAATTACCGTATATAAATCTTTTAAACTGTACTTGCTAATCCAGTATTTATTTTTTTTTGTTGGTACAACAACATAAGCCAAATTATTTTGATGGCAAATTCTCATATCATTAAGTTCTTTATAATTAGGGTAAAATCTTACATCTTGCTTTTTAAACATTTATTCTTAAAAATTCTGCCTGTGCATATTGAGCAAACCATTCTTTGTTTTCTTTGTATTTATCAATTACTGCATTTATCATTACAAGTTCATCTATAGTAGAAGTTTGCAATTTGCTTATAATATCATCTATTGCATTTAAAATATTTGTAGTCATTTCTGCATCAGTTTTATAAATCGTCGCGTACTCTGTTCTAACCACTTCTTCTAAATCTTTGTTTAAAGAATTTATTTTGTGTTTTATCTGTTGCTTATATTGCTTTGTAAAGAATAAATTTTCATTTGATTCAAGTAATAACTGCGATAGTAAAACTGATTTTAGGTATTCTAATTGTATTGGATTTTCTTTCATTTTAATTTTCATATTCGTTATAGACTTTTTTGATTTCAGCTATTCTATCTCTCCAACAAGAACCACAATTTGAATTTTCTATTTTTTTATTAAAAATTCTATAATAAATATCTATTAACTTGTACTGCTGATTAACTGTTAATTGGTCTTTAACAACGATAAAGAAATTAGTTAAATAGTTATAATCTTCTTCGTTTAAACAATTTGGTTTGTGATATGGAAATAATTTATTTAAAACTTCTTTTCTTTTGTCGCATCCACAATCTACACCGGTAGCTTTGCTAAACTTTTCTACTACTGCTTTAATTCCTGTTGCTTCTGTGATTTGTTCTATTGTATCACCTAAACCTGCTGCTTTTTTTCTACGTGCCATAATTTTTAGTTTTAGTA